GTTATTACTATTTGGGATGTTACCATCTGCATAAGTAATCTTCCATGCGTTAGCATTTGCTGTTCTTAAGTTATTGTCTCTATCTCTATAACTTCTTAGGTTAATAGAAACTTTAACTTCATCTCCTGGCTTGTAAGCACTAAATAAGTTTGCTTTGGCACCAATTGCTTCAACAGGATAATCAACAGGATACTGTGAGTCCCCTCCTAATTCTACTGTTAGTACTCTTTTTTCAATCTCACCTTTTTGAGTTTGAATGGTTTGTGCATCTGAGATTTCCTTGATGCGTCCTTGTAATTCTACTGAATTTGACATAATTAATAATTAAAGTGTTATATATATTCAGAGGTATCTAAACCTCTCGCCTGAAGATATTCCAGGACTTCACAGACAATGATATCAACATTATCTATTTTCGTTGCGAGAGCATCGTCTAACTCTCTTAATTTTTTTACTTCTTCTTCTGTATTATCAACCGATACAATACTTACATGGTCTTCATTATGTTCTTTAAGTAACTTATCTATAGTTGGTATTCTAAGTTTATATTTAACAGGCATGTCTTCCATTTATGGTGTGTTTATAATCTTGTTTTGAACAAGCATTTCTATTAATTCTAACATATCTTCTTTGTATAAAATACAATATTGTTTTCCTCCTGGAGCCTTATGAAATACAATAGGAATATCTGTAGGTTTAATATCCATATCCGCTAAAACCTTTTTGTATTGTGGGTTTCTCTTATAGCATTTTGCCTGTACTACAAAATCCCCTGTGTTCATAAGATCAATTCCTTTGTCGTCTAACATTTTAGATCCATACCTTGATGTTACGCACTCCGTAAAACCTAGGGCTTTGAAGTCCTTTACTAATTCTCTCTCATAATTGTGACCTTTTGTTCGGTTAGTGTTTGCCATATTTATTAAATTCATTATAGACATATACCATTTTGTTCTTTACAAAAGTCTTGATGTCCGTATACTCTACTGATGCATGAAATCCTTGATACAATAAATAGTAATCATTACCTTCAGCATTAGGCCTAATAAAATAGTTTTCTTTATTTGGAACTATTTCATCTAACATAGCAATTCTAAGAATGTTATCACCTGTTTCAAATTTTTTATGTTTACCTATGTGGCTTCCCCAATTATTTCTACTCCAAGTAACCTTAAAAAGGTTTTGTTTATTGACCTTTGAATGTTGGAAATTGCCCATTTTTTGTTTCGATTTCGCCATTATTATATTCTGAATAACATGTTGTGTCTAAATTATATTTAAATTCTTGCATACCTGTTTTACCTGTAAACCTCCATCTCACTTTCCAAACATGTACTTCTACTAATTCTTTTTCAAAGTCTCTGTAAACTGTAATGCCATTGTCAACCTTATTGAAGAAATGAGAAGAGCCACTTACGCTGTAACCTGAAGCGACTTCAACCTTCCCATTTTCTTTCTTCAATTTTTGGGGGTGAGCAACCAAAACTACCCCACAGTCATATGCTTCTTTGAATATTTTAATCTTTGATAATTGTAAACCTGTGTATTGATGTTCATTCATGCCTCGCTCTATCTTATGCTCTACGAATGCCCAATTATCTATTATTAAACAATTTATACCTAGTTTTTTAACTAACTCTTTACCTTTGTTTAGTATACCTTCTACAGTTAGATCATTATCTTTTAAGTTTATAAAAAAGAAATGTTTATTAATGAAATCTATTGCAGGATCTAATTCTTCTGGTTGCAAACTATCTACAGATCCTTTACCAAATTTCTTTCCTGCATATTTTTCTATAAGTTCTGCAACGTGAACTTTTATTGGTTGCTTTTCAGCAGAAAAAACACCAAACTTCCATCCTTTTTTTGCAAGTTCTATTACTACTTGATCTACAAAACTTGATTTACCATGACCAGGAACACCTGTAACTAAAGTAAACTCTGATGGCCTCCAGGACATTAATTTGTCAAAACTTTCATAACCTATAGTATCACCTTGAGGCATACCATAATTGTATAAATTGTGTATTTCAGTTCTAGAGTCAGAAGCCTTACTAACTCCTTCTAAAGGAAATGGTTTAGCGTTATCAATACAGTTTACTAATTCTTGAGCACCTCTTTTAAGTAATACATCATTTGCATCTTTACAACCATCAGGAAAATTAACTAACCATATTCTGTCCTTACCTATTCTTCTTGACAACTCATCACGAAGTTTAATTCCTGGAGCATCATTATCTAATGCAAGATATATTTTTTCTTTATTTTCAAACTCATCAATACTATTGTCTAAGTATGTTAAGTTTTGATTTCCAGTTGAAGCACCGTTAGGTACAGAACATGCAAACATAAGTCTATCTTGTTGTAAGCCTGCTTCATAAAATGCCATCGCATCAAACTCTCCTTCAGTAATTATACACCAAGATGAATCTTTAATAACATCAAGGCCATACATGATTAATTCTGATCCTTTATTTAATTTAAAATTCTTTTCAGAGTCTCTAAATTTAATATTGATCCTTCTACCCTTTCGTATGTAATTAAATTGAATTACAGCCCTCTCAGACTGTACCTGAGGCATGTACTCTACTCCTTCAGTAACTCCAAAATATCCTATAGTATTTTCATTAATACCTCTACCCTTGAAAAAAGATAAAACTTTATCAGATAATGGTACTGCTCTGACAGTTGGCATTTCATATTCTGTAACGTACTCAGCAACCGATCCATTATCTCCACAATGATGACAGTAGTATGTACCTGTTTCTACCCATACTCTTAAACATTTTTCGTTCTTATTTTTTCTCCTAGTATGAGAACACTTTGGACAAGTGGTTTTTTGAGGCTCGGTGCCTGTGTTACTCTTGACATCGATGCCAAGTGCTTGCAGTTTAGATAAATTGTCTGTCATATTATTGCTATATTCTTTCTGTTGGGGGTGACCTTACTCATTGTCTCCCACTCTGTATATTGTATTAAGTATTTTTCTATAAATTTTTTCCCAAATATTACCTCAGGAGTAACTGAGGATTGATACTTTTGACTCCAATTATCTTTACACCACATAAATACTTTAACCATGATTGATCCTGTAATTGGTTGTCCGTTAAACTTTTTCGATAGAATGCTCTTAAATCTTTTTTCATATGTCCTTGGAACGTACTTATTTCCGTACCTTTCATTGATATAATTAATAACATTCGCACATACTTCCTGGTACTCAAGGGAAACACTATCATCATTTTTATTATCTGATACAGCAATTTTAAACCAAAGCGGTGTAGTTCTAAACTTTGGGTGTGCCTTTGTACCTATGTTCTCAATTAAACTTTTATCTAATAACTCTGATATATATCTACTCATGGTTCTAGAAGAAGAATTTAATTGGTCTGCTAAATCTGACAGCGTAACATCACAGTAACCTTTATGTGACGTATATTTATATATAAGATCACACAACATATATGCTACAGGAGACATGTCTTGTTTCCTTAATACATCATATATAATTGTTGTTGATCTGATCATATAAGTAAAAGTTTATGATAAAATAAATCAGTATTCTTTTTATTTCTGTGAGATTCAAGTCTACAGTTCAAAGTAACTATTCCATTAATTTTAAAATCTTTAGTTTTTTCTATATGCTCATCCCAACAATTTATAGCAAGGTATGAGTCTTCTAAAGTTTTAAGCCAAACAGTCACGAAAGAATGATTGCCTTCACCTTTAACTTCTTTTGGTTTAGATATATACTTGATCTGTCCTAAAACTTCTATATTCATTTAATTTTATCTTTAATTATTTCTGCTAAAGAAATTGTTTTACTGTGTTCTATTCTAATGTGGTTCAACAACAAATTTGTTTTAATATAAAATGCTTTTGCTGTTGTGCTAGGTTCTTTCTTATTGAAATAATCGTCCAGAATTGAAAGAAATTTTTCCTCCAGAAACTCTACATGATCTAAATCTTCTGATAAAAAATCTGCAATCTTTTGTGAAGAAAAATTAAACATCTTAGAAATACCTATAAAAATGCAAACTCCAAAATATGAATTGCCTTCTATAACTGAATCTACTTCTAATGTGTGTCGGTTTTTCACCGCTAAATTATGTAATATTCCTTTTTTTATATCTTTTAATTCCATGTTAAAAATTTACTTTTTCTTTTGGCTTGTACCTTACATTAAATGTTTTACCCCAAACTATTTTACCATTATCCCCAAAGCATACTTCTTGAGCACCTCTGTGAATTAAGATCTGTTTGATGTTTTGCATCGCCAATTGTTTGTTTGCTTTTGCAATTTTTTCTTCGTCTCTTGATTCTACATATTTTTTTGTTAAAGAAACAAGTTCTTCATCTGAATCAATTTTAACTCTATCAACCATTGCCTTGTGCTTTTCTGATAAAAACTGATCAAGATCAACTTTGTATTCATCTTCAACATCAGGCTCTAAATGAGATATAAGTCTATATTTTTCGTTAGTGTTAATTACTTCACCTTTAATATCAATTATATTTCTTGCCTCCTGGACACTCATATAAAAACGCTCTGCTTCTTCTAAAATAGTTTCTTGAATATTAGGGTTTGCTTCTACAGTAAATACATCCATGTGTCTACCATCTTTCAAAAAAGCAAACTGTCCGTATTCATAACCCAGGACAAGCATGTACAATTGGATCTGTGCAATGTAATATGGAGGAATTCCACCTGCCCATTTATCAGCATTATAGCCTGATATAGTTTTTATCTCTAGAACCCCTTTACCTTGTTGTTCATCGTGGCTAGTGATCTGTCTGTCGATATTGGCAAACAAAAAAGGATATTTAGGATTTATGAAAATAGAATTTCTTCTAATTGATTTTCTTAACTTAGTGTTTGATTGGTAGTTGTTTATCATTTCAATTGGATCTCCTGTCCAATACTGCCACAAATCAGCAACATAATCTTCAAGTAGTCGACCATGAAACATAATTTCATTGTCTATGTTTTTAATGTTTGCGGTTCCTACTGATTGATTCCATCTTGTTATTTTAGATGTCCAAGGATTTAATCCAAGTAATGTAGATGCGTCAGAACCTCCGACCATTCCTTTGTATACTAAACTTTTTCTAAGTTCTACCCATTCCTGGTAGGTTAATTTTGCTGTTGGTATTCTTTCAATTTTACTCATATTTTATAGGTTTGTTTTAATGCAGTTCTTATTAATTGTGACACGTTCATATCACTTTTTGATGACACATGAATTAAACTTTGTACTTCACTAGGTGTAAGTCTAAATGTGATTCTGTTTGATTTTTTTTCTATGATATCTCCTCTATCCATTTCTATTTGTTAAAAAAAGGGAGGGCGGTATAAAGTGCTTGAGGACC